ACCGTGAAAACCATGAACAATAAACAACTTAAACTGTTTTCGAAACACGCACCCGTAAACTGGACGATGTTGAAACCCAAAAAGCGCGCCGCTCCTCTTCCGGCGAATAACCTAACAAAGTACCGACGCGAAGCAGCTGCGCGTGTAATTGGAAAGGCCGCCAAGAAGTATCTAAAAAAGCCGAACAAGGGACTGGTTCCGCGCTCCTCGGCGACTCTGGCGCGCCAGGCGAACCTCGGTATCATGGGTGGGGCTCGAGGTGCGCCCGGTGCCGCCAACAACACGCGCATCACATGGAGCCGCAACGCCAACGGCAAGATTAGCATTCACAAGACGCTCAGAAACCTGAATTTGGGCATTTCACAAGTAATGAAAAATATACTTGAAAATATGCCTCAAAACCAGGCCATAAACGCCATCCGTCAGATGGCGCGGGAGAGATAAATAAAGGGCAAGCCCACTTTGAATTTAATGTTGTGCGCCCACTGCACCGAGCCCGTCAACTCCGTTTCGGAACACGAGTCGTGCAAGGAGGCCGTATGGCGCGCCATGTCCGAAGAATTTACTCGGGTGCGTGAAGCGCTGAAAAAGCAGTACGACCTCATTAAAAACGTGTCTTGTGAGGCCCAAGGAGCCTGTGAAAACACAAAAAGCACCTAAAAATGGAGTGCCTTGTCAAGTTTGCTACCGTTCCTATCAAGTACGCGCCTAAGCGCAAGTTCCTTGAATTCGCCAAGCCTCAGTGGCACAACAAGCTTGGCGAATTCAGTGACCCGGATGTTCTGAGCTGGGTCGGCAACGTTTATCAAGATAAAGCCTTCCCGACACGCGAGGCCTTCAATAAGGCCTATGACGAAGCAGCACGACCAGCCGAGGGCGTCTCGTGGCGCAACAAGACTATGGTCTTGACAAAAGAGGACGTGGCTAATTTCGAGGAGGAGTTTGGCGGCGGGGCGTTTTGCGGTTCGGCGACTGCCGCGCAGAAGCTGGTGACGAAGATGAGGGCCGCTTTAGAGACGGGCGAGAAGGTGATCTTTGTATATTGAACCGCATATTGCTCCCGATACCTATGGGTCTAAAACCCATCTTGTTATAAAATGCACGGGCCTCAGGGACCGATTCGAGCGTCACGGTCTTCAGTCCCCTATTGCGCGCGTTGTCTATTATGCGCTCCATGAGTAACCTGCCTATTCCCCGCCCTTTATTCGTCCCGATGAGGCGAATGCGCACGTCACCTCTCTGGTTCCGGTGGTTCCGGTTGATCAAGGCGAACCCCACGAGCTTCCCAGTCGTGTTAGTCACCGTATAGTGTCGGTTACTGAACATGTAAGCGTTCCGGAACCAGTTCCGGTTTATGGTTTCACGCACGAGTCTACGGGCATTCTTCCGCAGACTCTTGTTGAGAAGTTTGTTGGGCCCTAGGATGGCCAGGTTGTTCATTAATTTAGGTTAGAATTTAACGCCGAGGAGAACGTCCAGGGCTGCTCTTGTTAGGGCTCCGGCGGCGCGGGCTACGGCTACGGCTCGGACTACGGCGGCGAGGGCTGCTGTTCGGGCTCCGGCGCCTATACGTCGTCAGGCCAGCTATACGTCTGTACGCCTCACCACCCACGTTACCCGGACCAGGCGCGCGATGTGTGCGTTTGTGCCAGTAATTGAGTACACTCAGAGCAGTGGCACCCCCACGAATTTTCTTCCAGTGACCCTGGGCTTTGGCGCGTCTGGCCGCTGCACGGCGGTTGAGCTCGCGCTGCAGAGCGGCAATCTGACTACGATGGAAATTTTTGTAATTTGCCCGGCCTCCAATCATATTGAGGTGCATGAGGGCCATCTGACGCCCTTCAAGTTCCTCCCTCAAGTTCTCGTTCGAGCGTCCATTATTCATTTGAAATTAAGCGAAGAAAATATTAACGCCCCCGAGCCCACGCCTTCTCAAGGTCCACGAGTTCCTGAAGGGCCTTCTTGTCACGGTCTGGTTGTGTGATAATGGCGTACTCAGCCTCTAGTTTCGCAAGGGGTGCACGCAGTTCGGTATGCTCTAGACGTTTTCTGGCCAGCCTCTCCTCGAGAGCCTTGATCTCATCCTCGAGCTTCACGACCGGTCCGTGGTCAAACGCCTTGAGTTCTTTGTTCTTTGCCTTTCGAGCATCCTTGTCCACCACACATTCTTTGATTTCGGCGCGCTTCTGAGCCATCCACTCCCCGTGAATTTTCCACTGCTCCGCGTCGTCTAGACGGTCCCAGCTTCTTTTTGCGTAGCCGAATGCCTCCCACGCCTGCTCACGAGCCGCCTCTATACCAATCTCATCGCGAGCCCCATCAATCTCACGGTGGTGCGCCTCAACACACTCGTAGATGGTCTCGTAGCTGCACGGTGGGTAGCCCTCGTAATCCTCCGGCCCCGTCTCGAAGTCGGCGTCAGAACAGTAGACGAAGCCGTTATCATCCTGTTCGATGGAAATTCCCCAACCCATTTCCGTTTGTAAAATAACACATCAAGCCTTTAACGGTGTGGTTCAAAAGATAATCTGATTCTAAAATAGATGAGACCCAGACACGTCCGGATCCGCCCAAGCGGCCCCGCCTGGCCTGAAAGGTACTTTGCCGGCTTGAGCCGCTTCATGAAATTAAGAAGGGAATTGGAACTCTTGAGACGCAAACGGGTGCCCTATAGCAAGTTGCGCATGGGACGGTCGGACAAAGGAGGGACGAAGCGTAAATCAAAATGGACTCTTTTATTTCACAGGACATATCCAGGTTTGAAGTTCAACAAGGAGGCTATTGCGCGTCGGACGGGAATCAGCCGCTCGACGCTCAACACGGTCTACAACAGAGGCCTCAAGGCCTGGAAGACGGGTGGGAGCCGCCCAGGCGCGACGCCGTCACAGTGGGCCATAGCGCGCGTGTACCGTTATGTCCTCGTCACAAAGCGCAAGGCGCCAGTGGCGTGGTACGCGACGCGCGCAGACCCTGACCAGAACCTGCGGCGCTAGTGGCCCTCGAGATAACGCAGGGCCGCGTGTGTGTCCTTGCGCTCCAGGAGCTCCTTGAGCTGGTCTAGCTGAGCCCTGAAATTCCGAGCCTGTACTGACTTGAGGTAGTTGTGCCAGTACGACTCGGCCCACGAAACCTGCAGACTGTAAGCGAAGTCGTTAAACTTGACGTCGTTTGCGATCCGGATAGCCTTGCGGGCGTTGCGAAGGTACTCGCGCTGGATGGCGTTCATTTGAGGGTGTTGGTGTATCAACACCAACTCTAGGGTCCTTGTGACCCCTACACGACACGGTTTTTCAAGAATCTTCCCGGCGTCCCGTGAAATATTCCTGAAGTTCCTTTATTAGTCTGATTCCTTTGCGACTCAGCTGCATAACACCCTTCTCGGTGCTTGAGATGTCATTGCACGGGTCAAAGTTATTTTTGGTCAAAATTGTCCAGCGTTCCTTGTACCGGCGGTCCTCGAAGCGGCCGTGCCAGTGGTGAAGGATCGTACCTGGAACATAAGAAATCTCTAGGCCTCTACACTCCCTTTGGTAATCGTCAAGTAGGGCTGCATAGTTGGCGTGAATGTTGCCAGGTGCCGAGTCTTTCACGCGGCCTATCCAAGCGAGCGCCATGTGTCTGTCACCCGAACCGAGGATGGCCCAGTCTATGAGGCCGTTCATCTTCTCGAACGCCTTGCGTGTACAGGCCCAGCCGTAACCAGGGTGCCAAAAGCCGTACCGGTCCGTTTTCGTGTACTGCGTCCCACTGTCGCGGTGCATATAGCCGAAACTCTTGTCAATCTTGAGGGACTCCCCGGTGGGCCCGAGGTTCACGGCCGTCTGGAACAGCTGGACGATGTCATAGGACGCAAGCTCTGTCACGGTGTCCTGGACCCAATTTAGGTTCAAAAATGTGAGGTCCGCGTCGACCCACGCCATGTACTTCCAGTCGGCTGGAAACTCTGTGACGGCCAGGTTCACCAGGTTCTCTTTGATCCACACGGGATGGGGGGTTTGCAGTTTCAAGTGGTGCCACACGGGCAGGTCAGGGAGCGGCGCGGGTCCAAGAGATTCTGAGATGACCACCCTGATGCCTCGCGTCTTTGCAATTCTGTTTACAAATTCAATAAATAATTGACGACGTCGCCTGAACCCACAAAAGTTGAAATAGGGCAGGACGACGTACAGGGGGTCCGGACCCTGGCAACACGCCATCACTTAAAAATAAAAACTATAATAATATTAATGCTTTTGGTGCGTGCCTGTGCGACCCCCGAGCCCAAGTCCCAGCCTGTTTTCAAGCTGCCGAAGCGTCTGGCCCGTGCCCGGCGTGTGGCCGAGTCCAAGCGCATGGACTCGTTCAAGGAGATCCACGAGGCTCTGAAGAAGACGGCCAAGGAGGAGCAGCAGTTCATCAAGGACTTTTTCGACAAGATGCGGGGGGGTGACGAGGATGATATTGTTGACGAAGAGTAAGAATGTACCGTCACATATGCGCTTGTATTGTTAGGGGTATTGTAGCCGTGCTTAGATTTACAAATAAAATAGGGAAACCTTAATAGGGAAGGGAAATGATTCCGTCATTTCCGCGTCTACGGTCACCACGTTCAGTCCGGCCTCTGGAAATAGGAGTCGGGCTCAAGATGGTTCCACCCGCAGAACGGGGCAAGTGGCTCCGCAAGGCTCTTGATGGTGCAGGGCCTACATACATAAAGGTGGGTCAGTTCATCTCCAACAGGCCAGACATTTTTGGAAAAGAATTTTCAAAGGACCTAGCGCCCCTCAGGGACAATGTGTCACCTGTAGACTTTTCTGAATTTAAGAATAAAATTCCAAAGGAAGTTTCCGAGGTTGATCCGGTGCCCATCGCATCGGCGTCCATAGCTCAGGTCCACCGGGCCAAGTTGAAGAATAAGAATATTGTTTTAAAATTCAAGAGACCCGGAATTGAGGCGCAGATTAAAGAAGACCTGGACCTGATTCGAACCGGAACGAGCCTCTTGTCCCTGATCCCCAATTTCGGAATAGAATTCATGAATCCTTGGCTCAAGGAGTTTGAACAGGGGCTACTGGCAGAGCTGGATTTCAAAAAGGAGATCAAAAACATAGCTCTGTTCCGGGACATGTACCGAGACCGTGATGACGTCAGGATCCCGCGGCCCTATTCTCGTTTGTCGAACGATGACGTCATAGTCATGGATTACACGCCCTCTGAACGCATAGAGGCGCCTTTCAAGGCTGAGCGGCTCATCAATATGTTTCTCGAGCAGCTGCTCTACGAAGGGGTCATCCACGGCGACTTGCACACTGGTAACCTCGGAGTCTCTTCAAACTCCCTTGTCTTGTACGACTTTGGGAACATCATCAAGGTGACGGACACTTACAAGTCAGCGATACGCGACTTTGTATATGGGGTTCAGACGAGTAACGTCGATGCGGTCATGGACAATATGGTCCTCATGGGGATGACTGTCCGTGATCGGGAGGTGACTAAGATTTTTGTTAAACAGTATTTTGAATATCTCAACACGCTTGACCTGAGCTCCTTCACTGTGAATTCCCCTGAAATTCGTGAAAAGGCATCGAAGGTTCCGGTCGAACTGGACTCCACGACCCTTGTGATCCTCAGGACCTATTCACTCCTCGAGGGGCTTGCGAAACAACTCGACCCTAGCTTTTCTTATCAACGAATTTTGACTAAAAATATAGAAATGCTATTCCTTGACCTGGACTATATTTTGTACAGAATATCCAAAGACACTTCTAGTTGAAGTGATTATCGTGGATCCACTGGTCGACCGAGTTGACAAACAGACACGTTTCCCAAACAGATCCAACTTGAGGGCACCAGAGGCGATCCTCCTTGGCGTCCTGGTTGAAGAGTACGGGGTGCCAGTTTGGCAGCCATCTGGCCGTATCCAGGTTCTTCAGTGAATCATCAACGTAAATATGCGTCAGGTGTTTCTGAAACTGCGTGTACATATCCGCCTCTGGCTTGAGAGGGCATGTGGTGGCATCTGAACCTGCACACACAACAAGGATCTCATCACTAATCGCACGGGCCACGGGACCGGCCCATTCGATCGGTGAATTAGTGAACAGGGTCACTTTCCACTCCTTTTTGGTCAATGCGTGGATCTCCTTGGCCTCTAGCTGAAACTCGGTGCCATAAATGACCTCGGCCAGGTGCTCCAAGAGGCGCTTGTCGTACACCTTGGCGTTGAAGTCGCTCGCATCCACCTGAAAAGCCTTCTGGAGGCCCCGAGCCGTGTGGCCGTGTGTCATGTACAGGATATTGTTCACGTCCCGGGGGTTCTTGGCCTCGGGGAGTTTGGCGCTCACATACTTTACACAGTTGTCTTTGACGTGCTCGAGCAGAAGGCGGTCCCGCACGACGACGCCATCGATGTCAAGCAGAAGAGACTTGACTGCCATTTACTTTTTAGGCGGCTCAGTTCTCTAACCAAACAATGTCACGGGGGAGCCCAATCTTCCAGCAATAGTAAAAACAGTCAAAGTTGCATTTGCTCTTGTAATCCTCTGGAACCTCACCATCCACGAGTTTAACAAACTGGATGCGCTTCCGGGGGATGATGATCTGTATCTGAGGGTCTGCCTTGGCGAACAGCTTTCGGACGTACTGTGTGAAGAGCTTGGGCGCAGGCATAATGATGATGAATGGCTTGCCGAGCTCGACGAGCCGCTCGAGAACCTGTGGAATCATAGTGAATGGAGGGTTTGAAACAATAATGTCACCGTGATTATTTTCAAAAAAGTTTTCATCTCGATGAATGACCTCGAACCCAATTTCGCGCAGAATCTCTCCGGAGCGGCCGTCGCCGTAGAAGGGCTCCCATATCACCTTGCCCTTGGGGACGAACTGCTTGATGGCCTCCCACGCAGACTTGGGCGTCATATAGTCATCGTGCTTTTCGAACGTCTTGGTCTGGAACCCAGCCATCTTGTTATACACACCTGTTAATTCTCTATATAAAGGTGTGGCTTGTTTGTTGTGTACAATGGCACTCAATGTCACCAAGCTGGTACCTCATGCAATTCTGCCTGCGCGCTCAACCCCAGGTGCCGTTGGCTATGACCTTTTCAGCATTGACAATTACGTCGTACTTCCTGGCCGGCGCGTGGTCGTTTCGACCGGCATCACCGTCAGTCTCCCGCCGGGAACTTATGGACAAGTTTGTCCTAGATCTGGATTGGCCGTGAAGCACGGTCTGGACACGTTGGCGGGCGTCATCGACCCCGACTATACGGGCGAGGTCAAGGTGGTCCTGCAGAACCTGGACGTCAACCAGCCTTTTGTGATCCGTCCGGGTTACCGCATCGCCCAACTTGTTCTCATTAATTGTATCACACCTGATGTCAATGAGGTTCCTTCCGAGAACACTCGTCTGACTGAGCGAGGAGATCAGGGATTTGGTTCAACTGGTGTTTGAAGCCATCTCCATTCATATCCTCCAGAAGTTTTTCTAATTCCATTACAACATTTAGATATTCCATCTCTAGGGGAGTTTGTGTCTTCTGCGGCCTCTGCTATACTTGAATAAATATTCCATTTTCCATCTTTGAGTTGTTCAACTTTTTTTGAACGATTATGAAAACTCCCTAATTTGCCAAAATTGGGGTTATTTTCACCTGATAAAGCTAAACTTATCAACTTTTTCGTCTCCAAAGAAGTTGTTTTACCAAAGTTCGGATTTTTATTTCCTTTTAAACTTTCGCTTTTCTTTTTACATACTTCTTCTGGTTCTTTTCTACCAAAGTTCCAATGCTTTTCACCTTGTGTCGAAATACTAATTTTGTGTTTAGTATCTTGATGAACTTCGTGACTATCTCCACCAGGTTTCAAGTTATATCCATGTGGTGATATTGTTTTTCTTTCTTTAATTTCATTAAACTCCCTGTTATTCAATTGTTCGTTAGGAAGTTCACAAATAACTGTAAATTCGAAATTTTCTATTCCCCAATTGTCAAAAGCGTGTTTTAAAATTCCATGTGGTTTTCTAACTTCATCCCCCCATCTAGTTTCAACTTTCTTTTCCCGTGTTTGCCCAACATAGCACTTACCGTTGACTTTGTTCTGGATCATGTAGATATAGCCCATCTTGTCATGGCCTGAGAAAAAAATTCAGCCGCGGCTGACATTTCAGGAGACGGCTTAAAATTTTCTCAGGCCATAGCAGATATGGATGTCACCATCAAGGGTATACCTATAGAAAAACTTCTGGAGGTTTACGAAAAGTACGAAGGTCACCAGGACACCAAGCACGATCGAGACAAAAGATATAGGGAGACTCATAAGGAGGCTATTAAGAAAAAGAACCACGAGTACTACC